GCTCAGACCTACACGCTGCCCACTGGTGCGTCTTTGGACGCTTTGGTTACCAGCGCCAAGATCAACAGCACGTTTGAACTCGTGCTAGTTAATCTGGGAACCTCGTCTGGCACGGCAGCGCTTGCTGCTGGCACTGGCGTGACCGATGGCGGCAACGCCACGGTTGCGATCAGCGCAACGTCCAGCGGCCGGTTCCTGCTGCGTCGCACCGCTGACTCGACTTGGGTTGTTTACCGCGTCTAAGTCTAGGGGGCTTCGGCCCCCGATTATTTAAGGAATTGTCATGCCTAATACGCAAGCAATTGGAGTCGCGTATTCCGATCCGGAATTCACGACTTGCTACGCTAGTCAAGAACTTGGCTACAGCGCGGGTGCTCAGGGCGCTGTGACGCAATTGACGGACAAATCAACGGCTGTTACGTTGAACAAGTCTGCCGGTCGCATCACGATGAACAACGCAGCTTTGGCTGGTAGCACCGCTGTTTCATTTACACTCAACAATTCGTTGATTTCTGCCAGTGACACAATCATTGTGTGTATTTCCAGCGTTACCACTGGAAGCACGGCTGGCGCTTATACCAGTTATGTTTCTAACATGACCACTGGTTCTGCATCAATCACGTTACGCAACTTGAGCGGTACTTCATATTCTGAAGCCGTTATTATCAACTACGCAGTTATCCACGGCGCAAGTTAAACGGGGGGGGGCCAAAAGCCCCCTTTTGCCTATGATGATATATCTCCAGCATCCAGTTCACGGCAACAAAGTTGCCACGATGGAATTGGAAGCGCAATTTGATGAACAGCACGGCTGGTCGCGCTATAATCTAGACGATGCGCCTGTCCAGACTGAAATAGTCAATGAATTAGTGGTTAAGCGCGGCAGACCGCGCAAAATCGAAAGGGAAGAATAATGTCCACAACTGCCGGTGACCAAATCAATCGGGCATTGCGGTTGCTTGGGGTTCTGGCAGAGGGCGAGACTCCTAGCCCATCTGTTTCGCAGGACTCGTTGACTGCGCTAAACCAGATGATTGAATCGTGGAACACCGAGCGTTTGTCGGTGTTTAACACGCAGGATCAAACCTACTTGTGGACTCCTGGGTTAATCACCCAGACGCTTGGCCCAAGTGGGGACTTTGTTGGCAATCGCCCGATCCTGCTAGATGACTCAACTTATTTCCGCGATCCGATTACTAACGTCAGTTACGGCATTAAGTTTATCAATCAACAGCAATACGACGGGATTGCTGTTAAAACGGTGACCTCTACTTATCCACAGGTAATGTGGATAAATATGGAGTATCCCAATATCACGATGACCATCTACCCAAAGCCAACGCGGGTTTTGGAATGGCACTTTATTTCGGTTGAGGAATTGTCTCAACCGGCTACGCTTGCAACGGCACTGACGTTCCCGCCTGGCTATCTGCGGGCGTTTGTCTACAATCTGGCTATGGAGATCGCCCCTGAGTTTGGGGTTGAGCCATCGCCGCAAGTCACGCGCATTGCCATGACCAGCAAGCGCAACATCAAGCGCATCAACAATCCAGATGACATTATGTCCATGCCGTACTCGCTGGTTGCGACGAGGCAGCGCTTTAACGTATATGCGGGTAATTACTAATGCCTACGATCACTATATCAGCACTGCCAGTTGCATCTAGCGGCGGCGGCACGGATGTGCTGCCAATTGTGCAATCCAGCATCACCAAGCAGTTGTCCATCAACAATCTGTTTGCCAACCGCACGCTCACCAACGCATCGTTTACCAATGCAGCGCTTGGCACTCCTGCCAGTGGCACGTTGACCAACTGCACTGGGTTGTCGCTGATTGCTGGCGTTACCGGCACATTGCCGGTTGCCAACGGTGGCACCAACGTGTCAACGGCCCCGACCAATGGTCAATTGCTCATTGGCAACGGCACCGGTTACACCTTGGGCACGATCAGCGCTGGCACCAACATCACGGTAACCAACACGGCTGGCGGCATCTCTATTGCCTCAACGAGCGTTGCCGATGGGTTGGGGTATGGGCAAACTTGGCAGAATGTGTTCTCTAGCCGCGCATCTGGCACCACTTACACCAACAGCACAACCAAACCAATCATGGTGGCAATCACTACCTATGATATTAACTCCAACACTACTTTGCTGGTGTCTGGCATTCAAGTTGGTGGGACTGGTGGGGTCAACGGGCAAAACAACCAGCTAACGGCGATCGTGCCGGTTGGTGCCACTTACGTTTGTACTGGCGGGATTACAAATTGGGCTGAACTACGGTGAAAACTCCCATTTTGGGATCAGCGTATGTGGCCCGCAGCATCAACGCTGCGGATAACCGCATGATTAACTTGTTTCCAGAAATTGTGCCGGAGGGCGGCAAAGAGCCTGCCTTTTTGAATCGAGCGCCAGGCTTGCGCCTGCTGGCTAATGTGGGGCAAGGCCCAATCCGTGGGCTGTGGACATTTAATAATGTCGGGTACGTTGTAAGCGGCACCCAACTGTTTAAGATTGACGCCAACTACAATAAGGCGTTGCTTGGTAACGTAAGTGGTACTGGCCCGGTTAGCATGACCGACAACGGCACGCAGTTGTTTGTGGCCTGCAATGGGCCATCGTACATTTACAACTCAGTCACAACCGCATTTAGCCAGATCAATGATCTAGACTTTACCGGCGCAGGGCAAGTGGGTTATCTGGACGGCTATTTCGTTTACAACGAGCCAAACAGTCAGTTGTTGTGGGTGACTAGCCTGCTAGATGGCACGCAGATTGACCCGTTGGATTTTGCCAGCGCTGACGGCTCGCCAGACGGCGTGGTGGGCATTATTGTTGACCACCGCGAGCTTTGGGTGTTTGGCACCAAGACGGTCGAGGTTTGGTATGACGCCGCGCTTGAGGGTTTTCCCTTCCAGCGGATGCAAGGTGCCTTTAACGAGATCGGCTGCGCTGCTGCCTACTCAATTGCCAAGATGGACAATGGATTGTTTTGGCTTGGTGCAGACGCTCGGGGGCAGGGCATTGTCTACCGCTCCAACGGCTACACCGGCCAGCGCATCAGCACTCATGCAATTGAGTATGCCATCGCCCAGTACGGCACGATCTCGGATGCAATCGGCTACACCTACCAGCAAGAGGGCCATTCCTTCTATGTGCTGACTTTCCCGAGCGGTAACGCCACTTGGGTTTACGATGTGGCTACCCAAGCCTGGCACGAGCGCGGTGCGTGGACGATGGGCACCAACTACAACCCGGCGCAGTTTACGCGGCACCGCGGCAATTGCCAGATGTTCTACAACGACGAGGTGATCGTTGGGGACTTTGAAAACGGCAACATCTATGGCTTTGACCTAGACGTTTATTCTGACAACGGCGCCGAGCAAAAGTGGCTGCGCTCGTGGCGTGCGCTGCCAACTGACCAAAACAACCTCAAGCGTACCGCGCACCACACCTTGCAGCTTGATTGCGAGTCGGGCGTTGGGCTGGGCGTTTACCCGGCAGACGGGGAAAATACGCTTGTCAACCAATCTGGGTTTGAGATTACGACCGAAGATGGGCTGTCTTTGGTAACGCTGCCCTACCCTGATTGGGCTGGCTACAACCCGCAGGTTATGCTGCGCTGGTCGGATGATGCTGGGCACACTTGGTCAAACGAGCATTGGTCGCCAATGGGCAAGATCGGCAACTACTCGCAGCGGGTGTTTTGGCGGCGTTTGGGTATGACCATGAAGTTGCGCGATCGGGTTTACGAGATTTCCGGCACCGATCCTAATAAGGTTGTGATCATGGGCGCGGAACTAATACTTAGCCCGACCAATGCCTGATGAACAATCTAACCTCTATCACGCCGCCGAGGGTTCCGCTAACCGACCCCAAGACTGGTTTAATCTCGCGGGAGTGGTTTCGGTTTTTCTTGAGCCTGTTTCAAGCATCTGGTTCTGGCACGGTGCCAGCCAACCCGACAACGGTAACCCTAACGGGAAACCCATCGACCTACGTTAATACCAGCACAAACTATGGGGATATAATAATTAGTGGCGGTGGCGTTACTAAGTTAGAATATTCCCGAGACGGCACTAACTTTTACAACACCGGCAGCTATTACGGGATGTTTAGTTTGGCACCAAATGACCAACTACGCATCTCTTACGTTTTGCCTGCGCCGACAGTGACTTTTATTTCGAGGTAGTAATGGCAAGTTTATCGCCAAACGCCAAGCAACAGTTTTTTGATGCCAATGGCAATCCCTTGGCGGGCGGCAAGGTATACACCTACGCTGCCGGAACCACTACGCCGATTGTAACCTACACCGACTCGACCGGCGCAACCAACAACACCAACCCAATCATTCTGGACTCGCGCGGCGAGGCCAACATTTGGTTGACGCCTGGCACCAACTACAAGTTTAAGTTGACCGATGCCAGCGATGTGCAAGTCTGGGTTGTGGATAACATTCTTGGCCCACCCGGTGCCGCTGCCGGTACGGTCACGAGCGTGGCGATCGCCGCTCCTGCACTGTTTACGGTTAGCGGCAGCCCGGTTACAAGTAGCGGCACCCTAACGCTGGCTTACTCTGGCACTGCGCTGCCGGTGGCTAATGGCGGCACTGGCCTGACCACAACGCCAGCAAACGGTGAGTTACTGATTGGTAACGGCACGGGTTACACCAAAGCCACCTTGACCGCTGGGTCAAACGTCACTATTACCAATGCTTCTGGCGGCATCACGATTGCAGCAGCAGGTGGGGGCGGTGGCGTAACGTCGGTTACGGCAACCTCGCCAATTGCATCTAGCGGTGGCGCAACGCCTAATATTACGTTCAGCGTAAGCCCCGGCACTAGTGGCAACGTATTAACCAGCAATGGGTCTGCGTGGACGAGTGCGGCGCCTACTGTACCTACTACGTTGGGCGCAGTTGGAACGTATGCAATGTTGGCCGACTACACCGGCGTCGCGGATGATCCAG